CTTCTTGAGGTTTAAGTTGGGCTTCAACAAGCAATTTCTGTGCCTCTGCACGATTTTGCTCTGCCTGAGTAGCCACTTGAGCCACTTGAGCCTGTGCCATCTGCAATTCCAACTGCATTTTCTGCAAAGCAATCTGTTGTTGAGCAGGATCAGGCTGAGACATCTGCTCCAAAGCCGCAATCAACTCAAAACGATTGGTCAGACTGCTATTTTGCAGGATTCCTTTAAGAATCAACGGCAAAACAGGGGTGTTCGGGCCAAGAGTCTGCAACAAAGCGATGAATTGCTGTTGCTCATACTCACGAGCAATGATTCCAAGCGTTGCAGTCGGAACAAAGTTCATGTCAACTGACGGATAGCGGTTCGGGTCGAACTGCATATATCTGAAAGCCGCTTTTTTCACAAACGGAATCAGGAAATCTTCTTGGAAGTTGGTCAAAGTGCGCTTGTACTTCTTGATGATCGATGCCACTGCCATCGAAATGCCACCACTGTTGGCATCACGGCTGACCTGGCTGATCATTCCATTGGAATCTAGAGTGCCAGTAGCTTGCAAAAGCAAACGCTCAAACTCTTTGGCAGTCTGGAGATTGTTTCCATCAGTGTTTCCGAACTTAAACGGATACAAAATCTCAGCAGGATTGCCGTTAGTGAGTAGTGCCTTACCAGGACGGACTTCAAACTTAGCACCACGAGGCAAACGAGTGGCATCCATAGCCATCATCGGGCTAGTCGTCAATGCCAGAGAGTCCAAATGGCTACGAGTCTGTGCATCGATAGCCTTTTGCATATTGTAGGCTTTCTCAACAGTGCCACGACCCAGCAAACGGTTAGGAACTGTGTCATCCTGATACAAAAGAACAGGACGATCCTTCATCATGTAAGGATTTTCCTCAGCTTTTAACATGACACTATCATTTGCAATCACGACAATGGCTTCAACCATGTCTTGATAGTCTTCATTTGGGTCGCCTTCGCCAAACAACTCAACGACACCATCTTTCTCGTCCATCTTTTTCAGATATTCACGAGGCACAAGACCATAATAGGTGAGCATTTTCACCTTGTCGTCTTGGAAATGAGAGTCTTCTTGAGTTGGTTCTAGCGCATCATCCAAGGCATCAGTGCCAATCTTGGACTTACGATAGATTCCAGCCTCCATACCCTGCACAATCTTGTGAATGGAGACATACTTTTCGATTGCAACGCCCATGCACTCCTCAATAGAAGTGCCATTAGGGTCGAAAAGGAAGTTTTTGGGATTGATTGGGTTAATCTTGACGGCTACACGGTCACGCTCTAGAACACCAATTGCGGCTTGACCAATCTGACCAGGAATGGGTTGAGTTGCTGGGATGAACTCTTTTTCCTTTTTTACGATGACTTCACCGATTCCTGAGCCATATATTTCAGCCATCAACTCAATCTGGTCAATAGACTTGCGAATCTTGTCCTTCTTGAAGTCTTCCATGAGTTGCGCTTTGATAACGCCAACATCAATAGATTGACCATTCATATCACGGATGTCGTCAGTGATATCAAAAAAGTCGCCTTGACCAAAGATAGCCTCCATGATCTCTGCATGGCGAGTCTCAACAGCTTGTTGAGTAGCAGGAGTTACGATTCGGCTACGCTCTGACTCACGGCTCTTGTCTTCAGCGGCCCAAATACCACGGAAGATGCGCTCATACTCATTCCAGTCATCCATGTAGTTGGCATCACGATAATCACGCCAACGATTGCAATGCTCTACAACAAAAGACAAAAGTTCCTTATCAACTTCTGACTCTTGTTCTACACCTTCAGATTTGTTCACGTCCTGCATGGAGTATCCCTTTTTGGTATAAACCCAATTCTATTCGGTGTCAAGCATATACCATAAGACTTTATTTGTAAAGATTCTTAGACTCCTGAGATTATGTCAATCGGTGTCCAGTCTTCGTCTTCTTCGCCTTCAAAATAGGATGTCACGGCAAGTTGGTCGATGTATGACAACGAATCTGGAAGGTCATCGTGGACACCCTTGGCAGGAAACATCATCAACTGATCCAAGAACTCATCCCAATCCTCTTCGCTATTCAGGATGATGCGTCCATGTTCAAATCGACCCTGAAGACTCCAGATAATCCTGTCTGCCTTCTTCCTGTTACCATGTGTCAAGTCCACTATATGCGAATATACATTGTTTTTACGCATTAAGTCACTCAAATACGGCAAAACTGCATTCTTTAACGCACCTTTTTCAATTCCAACAGCCAAAGGTCTATAGTCCCGAATAGCCATCAGAATCCTGACCGCAGTTTCCCTGATATCCCAACGCCCATAATCAATCTTCTTTACAAACCATTTACCATCATCAGTCACTTTGACGATAGAAATGGCTGTTTGGTCTAGTCTTTTCTTGGAATTGGCGGCTTGTTTAGCCACTTCTTCAAAGCCAGCCAAGTCGCAAGCAATGTAGTAAGACCCATATTCAGGCTCTTCACCATACTTGATCCACTCTTCTTTGAAGATGTCGCTACCAGCATTGTCAAAAGAAGCCATGTATTCCTGCTTAAAAGCAAAGGAACTCATGGTTTTCTTGGCGGCATCGATCTCGCTTGGGTCAATCAGAGGATTGTCTTTAGTCGTAAAGTGCCAAGATTTCCAGTCATTGTCATCTTCTTGACCTAATTTGAACAGGTCATAGAACCAATTTCGCCCTTTTGGAGTGCCAATGAACAATGCCCGACCTTTTTTGTCAGACAGTGCGGCCCTGATGACCTGTTCCCATGCTTCAGGCTTGATGTCAGCAACTTCATCAAGCACTGCATAAGTCAAACTCACACCACGCAATGTATCTGGTCTGTCAGCACCACGCACATAGATGGTTGCCCCATTAACGAGTGTGATGTCCATGTTGTTGACATGGCTAGAAGCAATCACTTCCCTACCCAAATCGAGTAGGACGTGCCAAATGATCTGCCTTGCCTGACCTTGAGTTGGAGCAACATAAAGTACAGCAGAGCCAGCAGGACACTTTAGCCCTTCAATCAGCAAAGTGGTTGCGGCAAGACGAGACTTTCCACATCGTCTACCAGCGGCGATGACTTTAAAGCGGGTTGGGTCTTTATAGACTTCTTGTTGCCAAGGAAGTAGTTGAAAGTTGAGGTTAGACATTCTTTGGCTCTACGTCAGTGATGTCGATGTCTTGTTGAACAGACTGAACTTCTCCAATACCAGTAATGTTGATCTGTATTGCAGAACGGTTGTTCTTTTCTTTTTCAAACATGGAAACAGGAAGCATTCTGTCCATGCAAAGTTTGATCATCGCACCCTGAGCAGGATGTTCGTCATTAAGCGCAATCTCAACGGCTTTGTTGAGTACATTGCTTCCAGCACTGTTGATCAGTAAAGACTTGAGTTCTTGGAGCTTTTGGTGTTCAGTCTTTGGAAGTGCCAGACCAGGGTTATCAGCATAACGCTGAATGTTGAGCTTGGTAGAACCTTTGGGTCGCCCAGGCTTCTTTTTTTCTGTCTGCAAGATGTCACTTACTTTTTTCATACTTTTACCCAGTAAGGAAGTAAGGAAAGGATATCATAAATTGATTGTTGGCGGGCTATTGGATGTACCAGCCCTACAATGCCCGCTACGCAGTTACTGTTTAACCAACACGGATGGGGATTGATTGAATGGTTCGACTTGCAAGCAGTGGTCTGGTGTTCAATCCTGTGTTTCGGCTTTCGCCTACCTCTTTTCAATCCCCATGTGAAAACCGATGCGTACACAGAGTGCAGAGGCATCGGGCATATGATTGCTGATGTTAACTAGCGAAGCCGACATTGTTCGTGCGTCCACTACTTGTCCTCGCCACTTGCATTAACACCAACACGGCTGAGGACTGGTCGCTTCGACCCCAAGGCTTGTACTTCGCCCGGATACCAATCCTCATGCGTGTTGATACACAACGTGTATGAGTAATTTAACAGACTATGTACTCTTGTCAACTAGTGAAAACCCTATATACTTAAGTCATGGGGGCATAACCCACCCCTCCCTGCTGTTGAGCCGACAAATGGGGATAAACAGACAAACTTGATGGCTTCTAGTAATCAGCTTCCAGATGGATGACGAAATGAACGGGGCAAGTAGTCAAGGCAAGTGAACTAGACACTCACTTGTAGTCAAGGAGCATAAAGCTCTCCTGAACAAACAGGAATAAACAAGAGGCTCTCCACAATCTGTGGATAACCCTATATACGGGTGTTATCCCATTGGTCTGGCATACCTACCCTGCTAACCAACTTCCTCGTTTTCTTTTTCGTGTACAGACGAGGCTACAACAAAAATCTTTCTCACTCACCTACCCCTCCCCCCCATCAGTCCACTAGGGTTTACCCTAATGTCAGTCCTACACAACAGCACACATAAGCAATGGCTTATATAACTGACTGCTTATATAAGTGGTTGCATATATAAGCGGAGCACCATCTAACGGGGACTTAACCTGCAATATAGTTCATACATGCAATATAGTGCATGATCTTGTTCGATAATCGCACACAATTAAACTTTATGGTTACACGAATTCCCATGCAATATATATGCCAAGGTTTTGGTGGTGAAAGTTAAACGAGCGGTATTCGTTTTGGTGGTTTATTGGTGGTGATGTAGTGCTGGATTCTTCAGGGTTTACCCTATTAGGGTTTTGGAGTGGTCTTATAAATCAATAAGTTACGAGAGTTGGCACGATTCTTTCGGCTATATATATGTAAGGTGCAAATTTCTTGCATCACTTTGAAAGGCGTTAATCATGCAAACCGATGAAATTAAATTCAACACTGTATTGAATGACCAGGGAAACCCGATTGCCTACGATGTCACTGGACTGGTAACAATAGACAATGAAGCAGTCCATTTGGGTTTTTCATGCTTTTACTTTGATAAAGCATTTAATGAGCTTTGCTACTGGGTGAAAGAATGCCCGCAGGCTCAAATTGTTTACACCACATCCACACACTGAAAGGCTAAAAATGACAGTCCTCCAAGATATCAAAAAAACTCGCCGCAATCGCAAAATTCGGGCTTTGGTGCGTGAATTGCCCTATGTAGTCGGAACCCTTGCTTGCTGGGTTCTGATCGCTGGCTTGCTTGCTTACAGAGGATGAGTCACTTATTGCCCATTTGATCGTGGGCAATGGGGGAATTTTCCCTGATTCATTTAATAGGTGTTGACATGAATTTTGAAAACTTGCAAGGTGCTGATATTGAACGACTGAATGAGTGCATCAAAGCCATTCATAAAGCGGGACTTTCAATCGGCAAAAACACACAATCAGGACTCAATCACAATTCAGGCAATGTTTGGGTTTGGGATGAGGACTGGGGTTCTGGGTGTGTTTACTGCTCAATCGGGTTTGATGTTCAATGGTCATGGTCATGCGGCGACTGCGGAGAAGAATACGACTTCGATACTTACCAAGAAATGATCGATTTCATCGATGATCAGAACGAAAAAACGGATTATTCTGGATGCAAAACTTGCATGAGCGAATCATTCATTGAGGCCGCCGCATGAATCACCCTTTTTGGCCTTTCCCTAGCCAAAACCCACCACCATTCAACCCACCACCAAACATGACAAAACTCACCATCGCACAATCCACCGCCGCCGCACGCTATATCCGTAGCAAGATCACTCAGCATAGCTCACCCGATGTGAATGGCTGGCAGACCGATGAAGCACTGAAAAATTTTGGATACTGCATTCCATCTACCGCCTACGCTGATGGCGACGATCTGCGCACCCAGACAAACCTCGCCGCATGGATTCGTCGCTACGCAGTAAAAAT